CGTGACGCATCACACAGCGCGGGTAGATATGTTTGTGAGTGTGAGAGCTGGGAAGAACCAAAGCAACAACCTGTGGGGTATGTATCGGGGTTTTATGGTGGGTATTGCGTCATACAGCCGACTGATCCTGCTGTTGTTTTACCTGTTGGCACGGCCCTGTACCGCGCACCGGATGTATTTAAGTTAATAGCAGATAACGGCTTGACCCTGCACGGTGACATCGAGCACTTTGCTGAGTTGATTAGACAAGAAGAGCGTGAGGCGTGTGCGATGGTGGCTGAGCAATGGCCCTATGAAGACGAGAGGATGTTTTCCATAGCGCAAGCAATCCGATCAAGGGGTGAGCAATGAAACGCGAACTATATGATTTCGCCACTCCTCCCTCGACTCCAAAAGAAGCTGTGACAACTTTATATTACTTCCCGCATCAGAGGGAGTGTGGCATGGGGTTACAGTATCGCGCTCCGGCGTACAACGACCCGCCGTGTATGGCAGCACATTACGATTCGGATGGGATCTTGTTGTTTACACGTTTTATATTTAAGGATGGTACGTGGAGAGATGATTAACAGGAAAAGAAAACCTGCCGGATGAGCCTTTTATATGATTTAAACGGTCATATAAGACCAATACAGGAAAAGAAAACCCGCCTTTTGGGCGGGTTGGTTAAGGTAGCTATGACGAATTTTACTCGTCTTCGCCTTCCTCTTCCTCTGCTGCATCACGTGCTTCAACAGCAGCAAGCAGTTTCTTGTAAAGATCACTAAGACCAGAGCTAATTTCTTGCTCGCCAAGCCAGTCAATAACTTCGTCGTATTCAAACTCAGTCAAATCAACGCTTACAAATACTTCGTCCATGATATACCCCATTAAATTGAAGATCCACGAAAATATGCACACCCATCGATCACCTCCGCTAACTCCGGTGGAAGCAATCTACCCATATTATCATACGTTAGTATTGCAAAACCACTACACCACGGCACTGGATTATCTTCAATATAATCAAAGGCTTGCGATTTTGGGTCAGCCAGCATCCCTGTTGAGATCCCCCAACGACGACCTTTATAGTCACCCCATCCTTTTACTTCTAGTAGGTGAGTATGTCCTGACACTGTACTGATTCCCGATTTTAAAACATTATTGTATCCAGAGTGAATGCCTGAGTGTTGGAGTCTGTGTTTAATCATGGTGTTTTCGTTGACCAGCACAGACCAAGACACGCTCCACTCAGGCAAGTGGTCAGACAGCCTTGTACCCTGTATGTCTCTGTATTCAGGCACAAGACCCGATAACCTTTTTTCAAATCGAATGTCGTGGTTACCAATTGTTCTATGCAAAATAACGTTCAGTCCCTTGCAAGCTTTGACGATAGCGTCCATGTGGTGCTGCACCGACTCTAATTCCTGCTTGAGTGTGGGCTTAGTTTGCCAACCCTCGGGGCCGTATTTTGAAATCGTTGCCCCGTCTAAAATATCCCCATTTGCTACGACCATGACGGGTTTGACTTTCTTAATAACTTTTAATAAGGCATTGAAAGCAACGCTTGTTTCGTCTGGCATGAAATGTGCGTCGCTAAAAACTATAACAGGCCCATTTATATTTGCAATCGACCGGATCTTGTCTTCAGTATGCAGAATCTTATACAACCGCTGGTCATTAAATGCGTCGAGTGAGATACCGCGCCGGTTCTCAATGCTCCTACGGCGCTCTTGCGCTTGTCTAAGGCTTATCCCAACTTCTTTGGCTACGAGACTGGCACTACCTAACCGTTTCCCGATCTCAATAAACTCTTCCTCTGTGCAAGCTGCCTGTGCCATGATCGCTCCAAATTTTGGAAGACGAATGGGTTATATCACACTAATAAAAAAATTTCATTAAGGTGCAACTTATGATTTGTCCATATTGCGTTGATCCTAAAACAACAGACGGCTACCAGACAAAAGTGACGGACACACGCCGTTTTTTTGATGATGTAAGACGACGATTTTACATGGAGCGCAAGCGTGTGTGTACGCATTGCCATCAACGTTTTACAACGCGGGAGTTCTCCCCTGTCATAAAGGAAAAAACTAATCATGCAACCTGATACACAAGTACGAATCAAGAGCACGGGCGAAATAGGCTACGTTGTAAAGGAAGACGACGATGGGATGCTATGTATACGCATACCCGCAGACAACGGCTGGCCCTTCCCTCACTACGCTTTCATCAACCGCAAAGATGTTGTGCTGGCAAAAGTTTCTAAACAACCCAACGACATAGAGGAGGCACCGTTTTGAGAACACCCGAAGGACGCGTTAAAGATAAGATCACTAAGCTGCTCAAGTCTTACAACGTTTACTACTTTTTTCCTGTTACAGGTGGTTACGGTATGTCAGGTATTCCTGACATCGTTTGCTGCCACAATGGACGCTTCGTTGCTATTGAATGTAAAGCAGGGAAGAACAAGACCACGGCACTACAAGACAGGCAGCTTGAGTTAATCCGTCAATCTGGCGGTATAGCGCTTGTCATCAATGAGGAAAACATCCATGAAGTCGAAAAAACTATCAGCGGAACGTGAAGAAACAATAAAGCTTGCAAGAGAACTTCTTGAGGGCGCTATAAAAGAACAAGTTAACTGCGTATTGATTGTGGGTGACGAAAAGAAAGACACTTTTAAGATGCTTGGGGTTAACGCAAACATCTTGGAGGTGTACGACCTTGTTGCTAGTTCATTAGAACGTTTGCAAACACACTTGGGAAAAGAGATGTCTTCCAACAGGACACTCAACTAATGAAAACATTGGTCATAGATTTTGAAACACGTTGGGACAGAAAAAAGTACACACTAAGCAAGTTGACGACAGAGCAATACATCAGGGACAAACGGTTCAAAGCGTTTGGGTTATGCATTAAAGAGTTAGGTTCAGATGACGATCCAGTATGGATTTCTCACAAAGATATCCCTGAATTTATATCATCGATTGATTGGTCGAACACCGCAGTGCTCGCTCACAACGCGCAGTTTGACGTGGCTATATTGTCGTGGGTATACGGAGCCAACCCAGCGCTAATTTTTGATTCGTTGTCTATGGCACGAGCGTTGCGGGGTGTGGAAGTTGGCAACAGCTTGGCAAAACTTGCAGATGAATTCGGTCTGCCGCCTAAAGGTCAAGCTGTGCACAGCACGGATGGGTTGGTTGAGCTTACTTCTGAGATAGAGAAAGAACTTGCCGAGTATTGTGCGCATGACACGTTCCTGTGTGAGCAGGTGTTCAACCGTCTGGTTGATGGGTTCCCTGCTAAAGAACTCAAACTGATCGACATGACGCTGAAAATGTTCACACTACCTCGGCTCGTGTTGGATGTTGAGATGTTGCAACAAGCCATTGATGAAGAGGAGCGCAAGCGTGGAGAATTACTGGGACGACTTGGGGTGGATGACAGCACGTTGGCGAGTAATAATCGATTCGCAGATCTTCTGTGTCATATGGACGTGGCGCTCCCCACAAAACTTAGCAAGACCACCGGCAGACAGACTTATGCATTTGCTAAAAATGACGCGTTGTTTCAGTCTCTGCTCAATTCAGAGCGGGAGGACGTTGCCCTGCTGTGTGAAGCACGTCTTAAAGTCAAGTCAACCCTTGAAAGAACTCGTGCCCAACGTTTCCTTGACATCGCGTCAAGAGGGGCACTGCCCGTTCCCCTTAACTATTACGGAGCACATACGGGTCGATGGTCAGCGAGTCGAGGTTCAGGGCTTAATTTACAAAATCTCAAACGTGGATCTTTCTTACGTCGTTCCATTCTGGCACCCGAAGGACACAGCCTCGTCGTCTGCGACCTCTCCCAAATTGAACCCAGAATCCTTGCATGGATCAGCGGATACGACGCACTCTTAGATATTTTTAAAAGTGGGCAAGACCCATACGCTGCGTTCGGTGCGCAGATGTTTAACATACCTGACCTAAGTAAAGAATCACACCCTGACCTACGACAGTCTGCCAAGTCAGCGTTGCTCGGTGCTGGTTACGGTATGGGGTGGGCATCGTTCTCGGCACAGTTGTTGACAGGGTTCCTTGGCGCACCACCCATGATGTACGACAAGAAGTTTGCCAAACAAGTTGGTGTAACTGCTGTTGCAGCTAAATCGTTTCTTCAAGACAGCGTATTGACCAAGCAGTTTGAGAAGATACCTCATACATGCACAGAAGAAGAACTGTTTTACCACTGCTTGGCAGCTAAAGCTATCATCGAGATATATCGCAGGGCGGCACAGCCTGTGACGGACTTCTGGGCGTTGTGCAACTCAGCAATAAATCACTGTCTGTTAGAGGGCAACGAGTACACACACAAGTGCATCACATTCAGGAAAGAAGAAATTCTCTTGCCAAACGGCATGAAACTGCGGTATCCTGACATCAAAGTTTCAAAAGAAAAAGGGGTGGTGTATGGCCCCGACGAGACCAAGCTGTACGGTGGGAAGCTGACCGAAAACATCGTTCAGGCGCTAGCTCGTATTGTAATGACAGATGGTATGCTGAGAACTCAAAAGAAGTACTCGGTGTGTTTAACCGTGCACGATGAAGAAGTAGTCATTGTGCCGGATGCCTATGTCCAAGAGGCAGAAGGATGGGTCTTGGAGCAGATGACGATGGAGCCAAAGTATATGCCGGGAATACCTTTGGCAGCAAATGTTAGTTCGGCAAAACGTTATGGAGATGCAAAATGACAATACCAAAATCAGTAAAGATCGGCGATAAGCGCTACACAGTTTGTGTAGGCAAAACGCCTAGCAACTACACGCTAGGTGAAATTAAATATATCAGTCAAACAATCAACGTATATACAAAAACCAAGATGCGCAAGATTTCCAAGTCAGAGCAGCAAGTTGTGTTCTGGCATGAGGTCGTTCACGGCATACTCGAAGAGATCAAACCCAAACTCAGCAACGATGAGCGATTTGTTCAAAGCTTTGCCGAGCATCTTGTTGGCGTATTCAAATCCGCGAGGTTCTAATGAAGGCTTGGTCTCACTCAGCGCTCAAAGACTTTGAAGGTTGTGCAAGACGTTATCACGAAGTACGTATACTAAAAAATTATGAACAAAAAGAAACAACGCAAACTCGTTACGGTAAAGATTTTCACAAAGCTGCGGAAGATTACGTCAAAAATAATGTACCTATACCCACACACTTTTCTTTTGCACAACCTACGATTGATGCGCTTCTTGCAAAACCCGGAACTAAATATGCTGAATATGAAATGGGTTTAACTGTTGATTTAAAACCGTGCAATTTTAAAGACGATAAGTGTTGGGTGCGAGGTATTGCTGATTTATTAATTGTTGATGAAGAAAGTCTTACTGCATGGGTGATTGATTACAAAACAGGAAAAGACAAATACCCAGACAAAGAACAGTTAACGCTGATGTCTCTTATGACGTTTGCGCATTTCCCTATTATTCGTATAGTGAAGTCTGCTTTGTTGTTTGTTGTTAAAGATTCGATGATTAAACACAAAGTTTTGCTTGAAGAAGTTACGGAATATTGGCAAGACTATCGTGAACGTGCCGCACGTCTTGAAGCAGCGTTTGCAAACAACGTGTGGAACCCCAACGCCACGCCTTTATGTTCGTGGTGTCCTGTTAAAACCTGTGAATTTAATAAAGGGCATTGAGATGACACAAGTTAATGGCAAACGTGACTACAAACACGCATACAAACTACAGAAAAAATCTGGCGAAACAAAAGATCAACTTGAACGCCAACGCGCAAGGAGAATGTATGACAAAGACGGTATCGATAGAGCCGGTAAAGACATTGACCATATCACACCTATTCGATCTGGGGGAAAGTCTACCAAAGGAAATACGCGACTTCGCAGCCCAAACAAAAACATGGCTGACAACGGAAAGTAACGACGCGTTAGTAACGCTGTGGTCTGCTAAGCATGGAGATGGATGGTGGCTCAACCACATGGAGGTCATCCACAGCGACATATCAACAGAAGAAGCGTTTTGGCGTTTGATGCTGCATGAAATGATGCGCAGAAACTTAATGGACAAACACTACCACGTGCAAACACATAAAACTTTATACAAACTAAAATGCAAATCATAAACAACAAAGCGGTTTTGTTGCGAACGCGCAAGCCTGATAAATACACAGTCATACCGCGTAGTAAAAACCTTGGAGAAATATCCCCCGGCGTTCACGAAGTGCTTGTGTTTTGGGGGTTAGATGAAATGCGTGTGTTACGCAATCTGGGTGTGCGCAGTGTGCCGTCGCCAATTAAAGCCAAATATGATTGGCCCGGAAAATATAAACCGTTTGCGCACCAAGTTGAAACTTCAGCTTTCTTAACACTTCACCGCCGTTCATTCGTATTTAATGATCCGGGCACAGGCAAAACGCTTTCTGCGTTGTGGGCTGCTGATTATTTAATGAGTAAAAACTATGTAAGACGCTGTCTTATTTTATGCCCTTTGTCTATTATGAACGATGCTTGGATGAATGGAATAAGCAAAAGCATTATTCATAGAACGGCGATTGTCGCGCACCATCAACAAGCGGTAAAACGTATTGAAATGGTTCAAGGCGATTACGAGTTTGTAATTATTAATTACGACGGACTAAATCTAATTGCTAATGAAATAAAAACTGATGGTCGGTTTGATCTCATAATTGTTGACGAAGCAAACGCGTATAAGAACGTTAGTACACGCAGATGGAAAGCTTTGAACTCTTTGATTACCCCCCACACATACTTGTGGATGATGACGGGTACACCCGCTTCGCAGTCACCGCTCGACGCTTATGGTTTAGCAAAACTTGTTAACCCAACAGGTGTGCCAAGTTTTTTTACTGCGTGGCGCGATAAGACAATGAACAAACTAACACAGTTTAAATGGGGGCCAAAACAAAACGCAGCAGAATTAGTGCATGCTGCTTTACAACCAGCGATACGTTACACAAAAGAACAATGCACTGACCTACCTCCTGTGTTGACTGAAACACGTGAAATACCTTTGACACCTCAACAACGTAAGTACTACATGATATTGAAAGAACGGATGCTTGTGGAAGCGGCGGGTGAAACAATCACAGCAGTAAACGCTGCCGCCGCAGTGAACAAACTACTTCAAATCAGCGCGGGTGCGGCTTATACAGATGAGAAAGAAGTTGTAGAGTTTGACTGCGCACCGCGTTTGGCGGTGCTGATGGAGGCGCTTGAAGAAACAAACAGAAAAGTTTTAGTGTTTGCTCCTTACAGACATAGCATCGACACCATACACGCATATCTTACTAAACACGGGGTAGCTAGCGAAGTCATCAACGGCGATGTGTCCGTTAAAAAAAGAACAGATATCTTTAGAAGATTTCAAACTGAAGACGATCCGCGAGTCATGGTTATACAGCCACAAGCCGCAGCGCACGGGGTAACGCTGACCGCTGCGGACACCGTCATCTTTTGGGGGCCGGTCATGTCGGTTGAAACTTACAAACAATGTATCGCACGGTCAGATCGAATCGGGCAAGACTCTACAAAAGTTAGAGTGATACACCTACAAGGCAGTGCAATTGAACGCAAGATGTTTAACTTGCTAGAGGAGCGTGTGGAAGACCACGCGTTGTTGATCAAACTTTACGAAGAGGAGCTTGCACGATGAAAAAAAAGCATGTATAATTTTTGACATAACACAAGGAGAGTTGATATGGATACCGTACCAATGGATAAATTGGCCCGCGTGTACTTAAAAATACGTACGCGGATTCAAGAGCTTACGAAACAATACGAGTCTGAGATTGAAGATCTCAAGTCGCAGCAAGACGAAATCAAAGCTGCGATGAAAGATCATCTCATGGCGCTCGGCAGTAAATCGGTGAAAACCGATCAAGGCACTGTGATCTTGACAACCAAGACACGGTACTTCACGCAAGACTGGGACGCTTTCAAAACTTTTGTGGTGGAGAATGACGCGCTTGATCTTTATGAAAAGCGTATTCATCAAACCAACATGGCTAAGTTTTTGGAAGACAATCCTTCGCTTGTACCCCCCGGTTTGAACTCAGATAAAGAGTTCGATATTTCTGTAAGGAAACCAACCAAATGAGTAATGTTACTGTTTTTAATCCTTCTAAAGCCCCTTCTTTTGCTAGGCGTGGTGGCTCGTCTGCAATTGCTTTAGCGTTGACGGGTGGTGGCGGTAATGGTGCATCGGGTAAAAACATATCCATCAAAGGTGGCGTGTTTCGGTTGATCAGTGATGGTAAAGAAATTGCTGCCGTCGATGATAGGCATCTCGATGTTGTAATTGTTGGAGCTGCTCCTAAAATTGGACGTACGTTTTACGCAGCTAAATATGAAGAAGGAAAAACCACAGCACCAATATGTTGGTCTGCGGATGGCGATAAGCCCGACACTTCAATTGAATCCCCTCAGCATTCAAACTGCGCCGACTGCCCACAAAACATTCAAGGCAGCGGAGAGGGCAATAGTCGTGCCTGCCGTTTCTCACAACGCATAGCCGTAGTGTTGGCAAATGATGTTGAAGGTGATGCGCTTGCTCTGTCACTTCCTGCCACAAGTATTTTTGGTAAGGATGAAGGAGGCAACATGCCATTGCAAGCTTACGCACGTTGGTTAGCTGCCCAAGACATCAAACCCGAAGAAGTTGTCACGCGTATGCGTTTTGATACTAAAGCAGCGGTTCCTAAGTTATTTTTCAAAACTATGCGTTGGTTAACTGACGAAGAATTTGAAAGTGCGTCAGAAAAAATTGACACTGAAGCGGTGAAAAAAATGGTTACGCTGTCGTTTAGTGCTTCTCAACAAGTTGCTGCCCCTTTAGTTGAAGGTAATAGACCAAAAGCTGCGGCAAAGAAAAAAGAAGTTGTAGAAGAAATTGACGATAGTGAGCCAGAAGTACGGGAAAAAGCAGCTCCGACTAATGCAGTGCCTAAAAAATCGGGCATTGCTGCAACCGTAGCTGCATGGGACACTGACGACTAACGCGAGCGGGGGCTTGCGCCCCCGACATTTATGCCATACTCTGAACGAACTAAAGAAACAATTAAACATGCTCCGCGTACCCTAGGCTCACGCTTAGGGCGTTGGGCTATTCACAGAGATTTTTCTGTATTACGCATTTCTAAATTTACGGGTGCAACTAGACAAACGGTTTATAACTGGATGTCTGGTATGGAAGTTACACCCGCTTATCGATCACGTGTACAGGAACTTATTAACATCCTTGAGCGGCACCCTAATGCTGAACAAGCATGGAGACATATATGCGATACCTATCCCCAACAAGCATGACTACCAAAGAGTTGATAAATCACCTTGACATTGAAGTTGTGACAGACACGGTTTCACCTCAATATGTTGAGGAGTTTTTAAAACGCACACGTGAATTTATGAACTTACAAATGGAGAAAGCAACTAATAAAAAAGACGACGGTCAATTACCTTTGTTCTAACCCGTGGAGTTACCATGCAACCGCAAGAGTTTCTGGCGGCGGTGCTCCCATCGACGGGCGTTTACTGTGTAGCCGAGCTAACATCAAAAAAGAAAGAGCATGTTTTTGCAACAGATTTAGGAGAGTTTAAGCATGTCGTAGACGCATGGGTTAAAGAAAAAAAGGATGTTTACTTTGCATTAGCCACTTTTAAAAAAGAAGGTAGCCGCACGGCTAAAAACGCTGAATACATTCGCGCTGCTTTTTTGGATTTAGACGGTTACGAAACTAAACGAGCTGCTGCTGAAGCGCTTGACGTGTTTCTTGAAAAGACCGACTTAGTTCAACTTGGGCAACCGCTTGTTGTTGACTCGGGTGGTGGGCTGCATGTGTACTGGCCTTTTACGGTTGATGTGCTTATTGATCAATGGAAACCTGTTGCAGAGAATTTAAAAAGGCTCTGTGCTCAGGAAAACATGAAGATTGATAACAGCGTAACTGCTGATGCGGCGCGTGTATTGCGCATACCGGGGACGGTTAACTTTAAACCTAAGTATCCTAAGCCTCGTGCTGTACGTATTATGTTAGAGGCTAAACCTCAAGCGTTTGAGTTTGAGTTGTTTTCTCAATCTCTTGTCAAAAAATTAAACGGGCATGCATACAATCCTTTTTTAGCAGAAAAGATTGAGATTGAAGGTGCGCGTCCTAAACGAGACAACTCAGTTGCATCAGTTAAATTATTTGATAATTTACAGAGCGAATTTAAAGTTTTGTGGATTAAAAGCATTGAGGGTACGGGTTGTAAACAACTTGAGTATTATAAAGAACATGCTTCTAATGACGGCATGGAACCTTTGTGGCGGGGGTTGCTTTCTTGGACATCCAGATGTGTAGATAGCGATGAATACTCGCGTCGTCTTTCGGAAATGCATCCGTACGACGAAGAGCGTATGCATCAAAAATTGCGCGAAATTAAAGGCCCATATCCGTGCGTAAAAATGGATAGCGAAAATCCCGGCGTATGCACAAAGTGCGCACATTGGGGAAAAATTACCAACCCGCTTACTCTATGCAGGACTTTAACTACAGATAACACCGAGAAACAGATTGAAGTACAGGACGAAGAGGAGATCCTACCTGCGGTTTATACGCGCCCCGCACCCCCACGGGGGTTTAGCTACGGCGCAAAGGGTGGTGTTTTTGTAGACAAAACACTTGAGGATGATCAAGGCAACAAATCAAAAAAGTCAACAATGATCTTGCCTTTTACGCTTTTTGCAGTAGATATTCTAAAACAACCTACCGGCGATCATATAGTTCATATGATTGCCGAACGCGAAAATGATTACCACGACGTATTAATAAATCAAAAATCAGTAGTTAGCAAAGACGAAACAGTTAGAACTTTAGCTGCACAAAATATTATTGCGTCTTTCGGATCTGGTAATGATAAAAATTTGTTTGACTACGTTCGTGGGTGTGTCGAAAATGCAAGTGTTTCAAAGACGCCAATTATTATTCCATCGAATTATGGATGGCAAAGCTTTGACCGTTTGATAGAAGGGCGCAACACACCTTTTGTATATAGCGGTGCCGTATATCAAAATGGAGATATGCGCAAAGTTCCTATGCCAGATCTTCAAAACATTACCAACAGCATGCGCTCAATGGGTACGCTAGACGGTTGGAAAAATATTGTTCAAGTATTAATTGATAAAGGCTTAGACGAATTACTTGCTGTGCTGTGCGTGGGGCTTGGCTCTCCGTTTATGGCGTTTAGTAAGTTGTCAGGGATGACTTATCACTTGGGTTCAACAGAGTCAGGCACAGGTAAGACACTTGCACTACGTCTTGCGGGTAGTGTGTGGGGGCATCCCGATCATTTTCGTGTTAGTCGATCAACGTCTGATGTAGCTATGGTGCACCATGCGGGAATGCTTGGAGCACTGCCCCTTATTTCTGACGAAATTACGGTAAAGAACCGGCGTGACTTTGAGTGGTTCCCTGCCATGATCTTTGATATTAGTGAGGGCAAGGGTAAAGATCGTATGGAATCAGGCGCAAACAAAGAACGCTTGAACACAACCATTTGGTCACTGCTTGCACTGATGGCATCTAACACACACGTTGTGGACTACATGACAGGTAACCGCAAGCACTCTTCAGAAGGCGAGCTGCGGCGCGTTCTTGAGTTAACGCTGTCTGAAATTCTTACTTGGGACGATCATGAGCGTGAGGCTATTGTGTCGCTGTCTCAAAACTATGGTGTGGTCGGCCCGCTCTATGCACAGTGGTTATCTCAAAATGCGATGGAGGCATTGAAGCTGTACAAGAAAATTGAGAAACACATTCGTATGGAGTTTAGATCGCCCGACGATGAACGTTTCTGGACTGCGGGTAACGCTTCATGTATCGCAGGTGCCGTGGTTATGGGCAGCAAATACATGGGAATCATTGACCTACCTGTGGAACGCATCATGCGTGTGTTTCGCAACCTAGTGTTCAAGAGCAGGGAGACTGTGAAGAGCAGCAAGCGCACGGTTGAGGATGTGATGAACGCTTACACCCGTGAGTTCTACGGTAAGTTTGTTGTGATTAAACAAGCTGAGGGAACGCTTGCTGCTACGCTTGGTGACAGTGGCATCATTGATGAAACGATCTCTCGCACAGAGATTGCAGGACGTGTTGAGCACGGCATCACTGCGGGGCACATCGATTACTACATTGAAGAAGCATTGCTCAAGTCTTACTGTGCGTCTATGAGTTTTGGGTACTCTGACTTTAAGAAACAGATTGAGCGTCTGTACCGCGTCACATACGGTAAGACTGACTTGATGAAAAAGACCAGAGGTCCAACGATGAGAGTCAATGCAATCCGAATCTCAATCCCAGAAATCGAGGACTGATATTGCTTTTCCGTGGGAGCATGTCCCACTAGGAGGCGGGTTCTTCGTCCCCACACTCAATCCACAACGTACTATAGAGAAAGCACACAGGGCAGCTATGACTGCCCGTGTGTTTCACTTCAAGAGCATACCCTGCATCATTAACGGGAAACTTGGCGTCTATTTTCAGCGGTTGCGGCGATGAACTTCTGCGCGTAGCCGATACGTGCTTGCCGTATGCGATCAAGTGTCTCGCGCTTTTGTTGGGGAGACATGTCCTTACGCTCACGCACATCACGCTCCATCTGTGCGTACTCCCCCATCTGTTGACGGAAGCTACCTGCCGAAGACGCCAGACCTAAAATCTGTCTGTTCTCTTTAACAAATTCTTGAACGTCACTAGCATCCCCGCGCCGTGCGAGTTCTTTGTAAGTGCGCTGCCGCTGCTCAATGTTGCTGACCACCTGATAGGCGTAGTTGATCAAGCCTTGAGCGTCACGGGGTTGGAACAAACCACCCACGATAGGCATATCGCTTGCTCGCATCTCAGGATCAGCTTTTCCTGGCTTCTCCAATACAGTGTTACCCATGCTTGAGATTGCAAGACCAAGAGGGCCAAAGTATCCACGAACGAGATAATCAAGCTGTATGGGGGACAAGCCGTACTCTTTGCCACCCACCGTAAAGCTAGTCAGTGAGCTAAGCATCTTGGCAACTTCTGACGTATTAGAGCGCATGCGCTGCGAGGGGATTAGCGCTTCTTCTCGTTCACTCTCTATGCCGCGCCCTGAGAAGAACGAGTAGTTCGTAGCAACCTCAAGCGCTGGCTTAATAGCTTGTGGAATAAGCCCCGGCATCGTGTTACTTAAGATACTCTTCAGCGCAGGGAACACTTGCCCTACTTCAGCTTTACCATCTGCCAGATGCACTATCATCTCAGGCAGTGCTTTGAACAACACGCCAACTTCAAACGGGATGGGGATACGGAAAGGCTCACTGAACCCCGGTATATAGACAAAGAAGTTGTTGTACTTCTCATCTGGGTTAGCGTTCTTATACGCCTCATCATCTTGCATCATGGCTGCGTACAGCACGGTCATACCTGCAAGCATCATGCCGCGTGTCCAGAACTTCTTGCGGACTTTTAACTGCTGATCAAACGGCATCTTGCCAGCAAACCCCGAACGGTACAGCACGTCCAGACCTTGAATCTGTGCGTTCAAGAACGGCACCATCATTGACAGCATCATCACAGACGGCGACAGCCCACGACGGTTAAAGTTCATAGACTCAAGCGTAGCCAGCGTAGCTTCCATCTCTGACATACCTTGCTTGATAAAGCTGTTGTACAGCACAACGCGAGTCGATGCGTCGCCCTGTATTGCCAACGTGTCAAGCTTAGCCAGCTTAGTCGCCCACCCTTCTTTACCGCTAGCAATGTCACGAAGAATCAAACTTAAATCTTCAGAGGTGCCGGTAAAGACTTGCCCACCAAGCACACCACGCTCGCGTAGTTCTTTCTCGCTCTCACTCTTACCCTGCCGCATCTTGCGGAGTTCTTTAAGCGATGACAGCACAGGGGTAAAGTTTCCTCCGGTTGTTAAAGCCGCAGACATTGAATCGCGGAACAACTGACGGAAGGCATACAACGGGTTGCGCGTAATGAACAAGCGCAACACTCTGGAAGGAATATTAAATAGCTTAACAACTTGAGGTATTGTGGTAGACACCCCCTCAAGTCCTTTAACTAACAAGTCAGCAGGAACACCAAGCGTTTCTGTATCGATCACGGCGTACATAGGTTCACCGCGTTCTTTGAAGCGAATGACGTTAGCCCCCGCAGGACCGTCACCTTTCCCAATCTTAGCCACAGGCATAGCGCTCGTACCAAGACTGCGTAACGTGTAGGCTACATTTTTTGTAGCCAAATTTCGCATAGCAAAATCAACGAACATGTTGGTGTTCTGCACAGAGCTGGTAAAGAAGTCCAGAATCTTTGTGTTACCACCAACAAGTTGATCTAAGTACGGCTGATCTTTTAAGTTGCCAATACGAATGGGAGAGATCTCACCACCAAGCATAAGCTGGACGGTGCCATTTTGTACCCGATAGAACGGAATGTAGTCATTAGTGCGCAACAGCCTATCTTCATCAATTTTACTGATAGCGCCCGTTTGCACAGCAAACTTTACTAGGTTTCTGTTGTACTCGTTATAGAGCGTACGTGCCTTATCAAAAGCTTTTTTAATCTCTGGCTGAGACTCAACGTAACGCTTTAGCCCTACTAAGTCAGACAGTTTGACGCTAGGATCAAAGTTCAGCGTATCAAGCCCAACACGTTCTGCACGAATAGCCGCCATCCAAGACGTAAACATTTTGTTAGCAGAGTCAACGCCCATGTCGGGCACTTCTTTAAGTGCTGCTGCAACATCTTTTAGAGATACTGTGCCTCCACTGCGCACAATGAACTCTTCACGTCCGTCTGCACGTTTCTTTTTCTCTAAGATTAACGCACCGTTGTTTACAACTTCAGCCGTAAAATTATTGCGTTGATCGTGCATTCGTAAATAAGACATCATTTGCGTAGCAGCAAGTGAGTCTTTCATTTGTGCAGCAATACGTTCAAGCGGATCAAAGCGATCAATATATTTGGTACGAAACGTCATGCCTGTGTTACCACCAAAGATTTTGTCAAACGTACTGGGCGGTGAGCCTGTAATTTGATTTATCACCGTAGCGTAGTTTGCAGGCATATTAGATGGGAACGCATCTTTGCTTCTACGAAACACAACCTGTCCGTCAGCGTCACGATAAGCGCCGGGAGTACCGGATTTTATTACACGTCGTGAACGGCTTAGTAAGTAGTAAATGTCAGCAGGCTTAAGAGCACTGTAACGCCCAAGCCCAAGCACATCACGCAACACTTGCCGCAATGCACCAATCATCTCTTGCACAAAACGTTTAACCGCAGCAACTGTAGATTCTGTAGCGCGAGCTTCTTCTACGTGTGCAATTAACTCACGTATAGCGGCACGTTGTTGACCGATAATAGAAGTGCCAACACGTTGCAGATTAAGAATGGTGCCATATACTTCGTCGTGTACGCCCATTTCTTTAGCAAGACCAATAACGCCTCCCGGTTGAGAATCAACACGGAAAACAAGATCATCAAGCCCGCGCTCACCAAGAATAATATCAACGCCGTAATGACCAATTAGTTCGTGCGCAATAGTAGTTTCAAGATCAAGCATGTTGCCGTGGTTAACACCAATAATAACAACGGTGCCATCCGGCATAACACCACCACGAACTTTTGCAGTTTCTTCATCCATACCTTGCTGCATGAGCGCACGGATAAAGTTTTTTGGCGCATCAAACAGTGTCTCAGCATAAACAAGCTTCACACCCTTTGGCAAATTAGCTTTGACCTGTTCAATTTTTTGCCGCGCTTCTTTAAGATCAACAACCGAGTCTGCAACTTCTTCAATACGAAAACTTGTAGGCCCAAGTGATGTTGGAAAAATAGCGGTGTTTTCAAACTCTTCAACATTTTGAGAAGTTGATGTAATACCCGCTTGTGCATTACGTGCTGCCGCTGATTTAGCTCCGTTCTTAGCCCGTTTTTCTCTTTCAAGCGTATCAAGGTCTGGCGTTTTTTCCGTAGCCAAACGCTGATCAGCGCCACCACCTTTTAAAGGTTTTAATCGCTGCGTTTTTAATTGTTCACCAACAACTTTAAGTTTTCCAGCAGGCGTTATTTCAGTTTGTTGCGTAGCATTTACGACGCGATAAATCTCAGGATCAGTTAATAAAACAACATCGCCTTGTAGCGTGGCAAGATCTTTACGTAGTTCTTTAATTTCGCCTTCTAACTTTGAGCGCCCTTTGGTGTCTTCTGATGGAGCGTTGCGTAACTCTTCACTACGTTTATCAATAAACAGTTGAATCTTTTCTTCAACCCCTTCATCAGATACTTTATATTTTTTAGCAAGCCGCTCAACCGCAGCTTGATAGTTCTTTTCTATATTGCGCTGTTCTTTTAGCCACAAAGGTTCTTCTTTAATCAACACAGTACGTTTGTCGGTATAGTCCTCTTGATAAATAGTTCCGCCACGAATTTCATTCAAACTTTCGTTTGACATATTATTAATATTTTTTTTCTCAATTGCTTCATTAACTCTTGTTTCAAGCGTAGATATTTGTGCTGTAATTTTTTCAATAGCTTTAGGATTAGACGTGTTTTCAAGTTGTTTATTAAGTTCTTTGATTTTTTTTCTGTACTCAATAATCGCTTTTTCATTAGCTTTTACAAAAGCATCTTGATTACGAATATCTTGAATTTGTTGTTCAACAGCCGCAATTTGTTGATTTATAATAGTAAGTCTGTCTGTTTTTGTTGTTCCAATTTTAACAAGCGTGTTATTTTTTTCAGCAATATTTCGTGCTTTTTTAAGCGCTTTTATGCGTATGTTTAATTCTGCTTCAGTAGATGTAACAGGCAATAAAACAGTAGCTTGTAGTTTAGGAGTCGTAACGCGGCGTGATGCAGGGATAATTTTGTAGCGATTATTTATTGTGTAGAATGCTTCGTTAAGAGAAACAATACCGTCCATTGCCGCAAGGCGTGTTTCTTTTATTCGTTTGTTTCTATCAGCAGCGTCGGCTAATTCTTTACGCGCAGCTTCAAGTTGTGCGACGAGCGCACGTTGTTTATCTTGGGCAGACTGTTGATTTTTTTCTTCTCCAATATTTCTCTCAGCTTTAGGGTTTTGTTTAAGTTCAGCAAGCCGTTCTTTTAATTTGTCTAATTTTTGGCGTTCTTGTACAACACGTTCATCAAGTGCAGCTCTAAGACTTATCTCTTGTTCAGTTAATTCAACCGGACCTTTTTTTACAAACTCATTAAAAGCAATTTGTGCTTGGTACATAATGGATAATGCATCACTATGGTCTGCTTCAAGCTTTTTAAGTTTTGTGTTTAGCAAAACAACAGATTCGGCGTATCCCTCTGCAACAACTCCTTCAGTGCCAGAAAGTTTGTTTTGGCTTTCTTCAAGCTGTTTTTTAGTATTTTGAATTTGTTTTTCAAGTTGTTGCACTTGCTTTTCAAGAGGCGCAACATTGTTTTTAAGTTCATTAACACCTTTTACAAAATCTTCAATTTTAATGACAATGCCGTTAAGTCCAGTGATAGAACGCCGAACTTCTGCAAGCGTTTGCAGCGTGATAGTTGTTTGATTTTGTACAGCTTTAGTAGCGTTGTTTATTAAAGACCGCAAACCTTCAACTTGCTGACCACGAAAAATATTTTTAATTCCATTAATAATACGACTTGAAGCTAAAAGAATTTCAGGAGTACTGCGAATAAACACACGAGGTTCTTCCTCAAACAATTCAAGTTGTTGTTCAAGCGACGTAACTTCTGTCTCGCGTTTGAGGAGTTCTTTAATCTTGGGTAACAGTTCAGCCTGTCCTAAGTTGTAGCGTATTGTTGGACCTGCGGGGGGTTTTGCCGCAGCAAGATCTTTTAGTTCAGTGCGCAGTTTTTCAATAGCTGCTTCACGTTTTTTAATTTGATCTGGCGTTATAAGTTTTGCGCGTTCTTCTGGTGTAATTGATTTTTGTAAAGCTTTTATACCGTCCGCAATATCCCTATCCAAAGCAGCGCGAGCTTCAAGAATTTCTTGCTGTTTGTCTTTTAGGTCTTGTCGGTTTTTATCGTACCAAGCACGGTTAGCCTGTTTTTGTTCTTTTGCGCTGCGAATAGGCAGTGAAGCAAAACGCGGCTTTTCAGCTTTTAAGTCAGGATTATCTGTGTCAAACGGCGTATCAAGACCGCTAACTATTCTGTTAACTTGTTCTAGTACGACATCCACTAATTCTTCAGATGGTTTGTCAATAGACTCAAACTGAGCAAGCGCTTGTTCAAGCTGGCTGTTAAGCCCCATGTTATTAGCGTTTAAACGAAGACGCAGCGTTTCAAGTTCGTTTTTAATTGTTTGCTGTTTGGCTTCAAATGATGCAACTGCGCTCTGGTTGCGCAAGCGGTTTAATTCTTCAGATCCTGCACGTAATGTAAATGCTTCTTCTTTTCTTGTACGCGGCCTTGCTTCAACTTTACTAAACTTGTCAGCAACTTCTTCAAGTTGGTCTTGAATAAGCGCAGTTGCCGTACGCGGATCAGCAAACGGACGCTCTTCAGTTTTACGTGTATCAAATGTAGGGGTGGTCAGTATGTCAACTACACGCGTTCTAGCAGGTGCTGCTAGTTGCTTTAAGAAAAAGTTAACGCGTTGACTAAACCGTTGCTGAAGCGTGTCTGTGTCTGCCTCAGGTCTTGTCATTGCGTTTGCAATAAGCTTAAGCTCGTTTTGTAAACGTGTAAGTTGTAAAAGATTTTTAGGATCTGCGACAACACGTTTCTCTGTTACCTGATCTAAGTTATCACGGATCTGTGCAAAGCTTAATGCCTGCATCCTGTTTGAGTACTCAGACAAAAGCTCTCGTGTTTGCTTTGTAATTTCGTCAACTTCTTGTTGGTTTAACCCTCGTTGTCCTTTTGCATCACGAGCGTTTGCAATTTGTTGAAGCAGCGCATCAACGTAACGTTGTGTAATTTGTTCTGTCTTTTGTTCTCGTGTTTTAGCAAGCGGCAGTACAGATTCTGTTTCTTGAAGTTTGGCTAACTCTTTATCAATCTGACGAACAAGATCATCTCTGCCTTTACGCTTAGCCGCAGCCTTATATTTTTCCAACCTGTTAATACGTTTTTCAACGCCTAATGCAGTAGCAGGTCTTTTAAGGCGAGTAGCTGCATCAAGTGTGTAGTCAACAAAATCTTGAAACGCTTGATCTTTTAAAAACTTAGGATCGTTAGTTGCAGCAAAGCGTTGCTCACGTAATTCTTCTAATTGTTTGTTAATATTAGCAAGCTGTTCTTCATCACGCGTTTCACGCGCATACTGCTTTCGTTTTTCAAGCGCGTTAATTCTGTCTTCAATATCAGAACGCGGGGCTGTAATTTTTGTTGGTGCTATAACGGGTTTTTCAGTTTTTTGAATTGCAGACGCCGCTAACGCCCCCGCAATTCCTTCTTCTGTTTCGGGTTTTACTTCCGGTATTTCAAGATACTGCCGTAATGTCTGAAGTTGTGCTTCACGACGTAAAGCAAGTAATCCTTGTTCGTTAAGTTGGCTTGAACCGTCAGGTTTTAAAAGATCTACGTCGTTAGTAAGAAGTGTTTTTTGTTGCGCTTCAAGGTTATTTATTCTGTCTTGAACAATAGAACGAATTGATACGTTTCCGGCAAGTTCGTTAACGTTGCGCCCGCCAACTATTCTAGAAAAAGGCGTAACAGGTAGCCCCAATGCTTTAGCAATTGTTTTAGTGATGCGCCCTAACCCAAGGTTATATCCAAGGTCGGCTTCAATATCTGTTTCGTCTAATTGCTGTGCGTCAGGCAACCCCAACGCTTTTACCACCATACGGGGGTTTTCTAGTCTACGCGCCACAGTGTCAACTCCTGCTTCAAACCCTTCTAACTCAAGCTGTTGTTGACGTTGTGTGCCTGCGTCTTTTCCTTGTTCTTTTAATTGCTTAATGTACTGAGCATCAGCTTCTTCAAGCTCATTAACGTATATTGTTGGAAAACCAAGCAACGTTGTATCTTGTTTTTGTTCAATTGCATACTCTTCAATTGAACTGTACAACGCTTTTAAAGCTGGGTTTTTCTTAAAATCGTTTTGAGCTTTTTTTATTTCAGCGTCAGTTAATGACAATCTAAGTTGCTCACGACGCCTTTCCTCTTCAATTTTAGCTTGTTCTTTTTCACGTTTATCAAATTCAGCTTGGCGTCTAGCAATCTCGTCTGCACGAAGTTTAGCTGTAAGTTCTTCGGTTTCTTTATCTTTAGCTTCTTGAGCAGCTTTTTGCCGTGCTTCTTCTTCAAGACGCTGATCATTTAAAGCGTTAGTATATGCGTGAAATGTTGGGTATTTTTTCTTTATTTTTCCGCCCATAACAGGATCGTTCCAGTCTTGAAGTGCACGACTAAGCAAAGCTTGTGGCATACGCGCCATACGGTCGTAAGCTTCAGCTTGCTGGGCTGCAATATCTACTTCAGAACGTGGTTGATACAACCCCGGTACGATATTACCAAACTCGTCAACAACAGGCCGACCTTTTGCTTCTTCTTGTTCTTTACGTTCGCGCATAATGTCGGCAAAAGTGCGCTGTGCTTGTGGAACGTTTTCTTTAATATCAGCCGCAATTTCACGCATTCGCGCTTTAATTTCATCTATTCTTGCTTTAGCATCAAATTCTTGTTCTGGTGTTAATGCTTTACCAGATATAGCTTGTTGAATTTGAATTATTTCATCGCGCAACGTAACGCGTTCTTGATTCAGAGCTTGAGCATACTCAGGTGTTTTCTTTAGTGCGGCTTCTTTCTCAGCGGCTTCTTGCTGCTGTTTTACTTTCTCTTGCTGAATCTTTTCACGCTCAGCACCACGTTCTTGATACCTTGCTGCCGCACCAAACGCAGGAGCAGCTAGAGCAGTTTGATACGCTGCCTCGCCATACTCTTTAAGCGCGTCATCTGAAGTGAGGGACAGCCCAGCTTGCAAACGCTCAAGCATAGACTGCGTTACTTCTGTTGGGATCTCAACAAGCGCAGCTTTTGCTGCACCTGTTGTAAGTGTGCGTTTTAAACTTGCATCTGCAACGGCTTTACCTGCGGCAGTATCTAAGGCTTTTTCAGGTATACCAATTAATTTACCTACTAACTGCTTACCAAGAACAAAAGCACCGGCAGCAGTCTCTAGCCCAGCTTGTACGGCAGCGGCAGCGGCAGCATCGGCAGCATTAATAGTTTTACCTTCAGCCGCTTGACGTGAAAGGTTTGAACCAAACTCTCGCAAATACGAAGGCGCAAACTGACCAAGTGCTCCACCAACTGTAGCGCCAACCCCTACACCAACCGGCCCAAACGGCGCTCCTGCCATCGCTCCTAGCCGTGCGCCAGTAAACGCACTGCCCAAAGACAATCCAACCTGTGGCACTTGTTCAGCTATAGCAGACGGAGCCTGCCGTACGACTTCTTTAGCCCCACCAAACAAACCTTCTTCAGCGTAACGCTTGCTTAATTGATCAAGCCCAACCTCGTTGGCGTAACGGGAAGCTATACTGCGTTCACGAAGCGCTGCATCCTTTGCAGCTTGTTCGGCATCAAACAGACCAGCAACACCAGCGCGTAATCCTGAAACAAGGGATTCAGCGCCCTTACCAATAGCACCTGTTATGCCACCTGACTTTGGATAAAGATCGGGAAACTTTTCCCGCAGAAATATTTCTGCTTCTTCTTTTGGCGTTGAGTCAGCAAACTTCGCCTGTCTTCCGTCAGGTAAGGTAAGAAAATAAGCCATCGCGCTACCTTATTTTAGACCGCCAGTGAAATCAAGAGTTTCTGTATCTGCGCCTTTTCCAGCACTTGAAGCCTTCCATTCTTCATAAGTGGGTTTTGGCTTATTTAAAGTGTCAATCGTAGTGCCCCACTTTAGCATTGCAGCGTCATACGCTTTACGTAATTGCGACTCGGTGACATTTCCTTTATTTGGGTCAAGTTTAGATGCACCCATTGCCGTCAAAGCATCTTTAGCCGCTTGAATACGTTTGGGGTCGCCTGAATTAAACGCTGCCAATATTTGATTGTAAAAGCTAACCTCTCTAGGCTGCAAGCTAGCTTTAAGACGTTCAAGCGCAACTTTGCTATCGTAATCAAGTTGAGCCGTAACCGCTTTTTCAGCAACAGTGCGTTCGTAATTTTGTTTTATATCTTCTCTGTTAAGCAATGCGGTAATGCTTCTTTCTTTTATACCTAACGCCTGCGTCTCACGCGTTGCGGCTTTATCTGCAAGCGTTTGCGCCCTGTCTTCTGCTGCTTGAGCTTCTGCTCTTTGCCCACGTTTCTCAAACATGTCAGCTTTAGCAAACTCTTCTTTGGCACGTGCGGCATATAAAATAGCTTCTTGTTTACGTTTTTCGTACTCAGATTGTTGCCCAGCTAATCCCTTAGCGGCTCCAGCTAATACATCTGCTACGCGTGGGCCCCCCGGTAATCCTGCGCCGGAGGGCAAACCTGAAATAATGCCAGACAAAAAGTCGGGTTTTTTTCCTTCAAGTGCAGAACGTATTTTTTCCATACGTTCATCACGACCTTTAGTATAGTCGGTGTATTCAGCTTGCATTGCATCTGTTACTTTTTTACGGGCTGCTTCTTTTTGCGCGTCAGTTAAGTTTGACTTATTAATAGCAGCATATTGTTCATCTAAATTGGCTTGATAATCACTCATTAGTCGCTGTTGTTCGTCAGACTCTCCACGTACAGAAGCTAGCCCTCTACGAATCCGCCCTTCAATATCAAGTCCTGCCACACCAGAAGGAGTGGTTGTTTTGCTAGATTCTTTTCGACCAGTGTCTTCTTTCTTTTTTGTTTCCGGTTCTACTGTATTAACACTAGCTTGACTAGGCGTTGTCATTCTACTAAACAAACCTTTGCTAAAAGAATCTAAAGCCCGTCTTTGTTCCATTGTTATTGGATTACGGCCTTCCATCTCAAGTTGTTTTATTCTGTTTGTTTTAGGGTCTACGTCATACCCTAATTGTTGTAATCGACGGCGCAAAATATACGCATCGGGTGTGGTACCAAACGTCCCCGGTTTTAATAACTCGGCTTTTTCTTCCGGTTTAAGTAATTCTATTTGTCTAAGCAAATCAACTTTATTGTATTCAGCTTTATTTCTAGGTGAACCATAAAATTTGTATTCTTGTTCTTCTAGTAAATTAGGAACATTAACTAAAGACGGGCCTTCTAGCCCATTAAATCGTTGCACTTTCCCACCATCATTAAACACAACCCCACCGTGCATAGCGGTAAACATGTTAGGGTTTACAGGAAGTTGAGCCACGCCCATAGCTTCACGGGCTTGAAGGTCTTGGGCTTTCTTTGCCATTAGTGCACCGATAACGCCAAGCTGTTGTTCTTTTTGTTGTGCTTGCTGCATAGCAGCGCGAGCTTGAGCTATTTCTGCGTCTTTTTGTTGAAAAATAGTGGGGCTGTTTTGCGGGTTGTTTTGCATCGCTGACTGGCGTGAGGCAGCTTGTCGTTGTGCGTTACGAATAGTTAATTCGTTTGCAGCCATTGGCGGCGGCACCTGACCTGTAGGCTGTTGACCTTGTGCATACTGTTGCAACCGCTGATCAGGGAAACGAACAGGGTTTTGTAGTGCGGCTTGGACTTGCGGACCACCCGGAGGAAAAGGTATTTGTGCCATATCTATTTACCTATTACGGTTTAATACCAAGAAGTTGTTGCAAAATAGCAAGAGTAGAAGCACCGCCTACAAGCCCCGCTGCGGTAGGACTGCCGGTTGCCCCCGCAGCAATTGGAAGTCCGCTAAGAGCTTGGTTTGCATACATAAGCTCACGGTACGGATCTAAATAAGTATCCCTCGCTTGTTGATATTCAAACGCACGGGATGCTTCTGCGGTTCGCTGGGCTTCTTGGAGCTGCTGCAATGCCAATGTTGCGCCAAACTGATCGCCTCTAGCTTGAGCTTCTTCAGCTTGTTGCTGTAACTGTCGTGCTGCTTGGTCATACTGGGCGGCGGTTTGCGCCGATTGTAACCCGTAGTTAGCAGCAAATTGTCTTGATTGTTCGCTTAACTGTGATCCCTGTAATCCTAATTGAGCAGCAATTTGTGCGGCACTAATTGCTTGTTGACCAGCAGCTTGTTTAGCTGCTTCTTGTGCTATTTGCCCTCTTTGAGATAATTCTGCTCCGGTAGTTGCAGCAGTTAATGCTTGTTGACCAGCAGCTTGTTTAGCAGCTTCTTGTGCTGTTTGCCCCTGTAAACCCAATTGAGCAGCAGCTTGTGCCGCCGAAAGTGCTTGTTGCCCCGCAGCTTGTTTAGCAGCTTCTTGTGCTGTTTGTGCTTGTAATCCTAACTGACCTGCTGTTTGTGCAGCGGTTAGAGCTTGTGCACCGGCAGCTTGTTTAGCAGCTTCTTGGGCAGTTTGTCCTTGTAATGCTAATTGCGCTCTTGTTTGTGCTTCACTTAAACCTTGCCGACCTGCTTCTTGTCTTGCGGCTTCAGTAGCAGTAGACGCTTGTAGTTTTCTCCCTTGTTCAGCTTCAAACGCACGAAGCGCAGCGTCATAAGCTTCTTTTTGCCCAGCGCCGGTAATATCTCCAAGTTGTGTAGCAAGATTACGATTAAGTTCTGACTCCATAATAGCTTGTCGGGCGCCACCAAATGCACCTGCTTGCGCTAATCTACTTGCTTGAGCTTGTCTGGTAATTTCAGCTTGACGACGCGCTTCTCTTAATTGTGGATCAACTACTCCCGACGTATAAGGATTCATTAAACGCTGCATCGCAGCGGCATCAAAAGTGTCTGTAGATATCCCTGTGCCCGGTCCTGTATAAGATTTTGTAACTGGATCGTAAGTAGAACCTATATTCCCAGCAGAATATAAGTTTGTTGGAGTTGTAAATGTAGACTTTATTTCATTAGCGCCAGTGGGTGTAGTATAGCCTACACTTTTAATACCACTAAAATCAGTACCAATAGCTCCCGGAGAATAAATATTTGCCGGTGTCGTAAAAGTAGAAGCTATTGTGTTAGGTTTAGGTTCGGCATATGCACCTGCTTTAGTTGCATCAAACGTAGATCCAATAGTCCCTGCTTGATATGTCCCCGGCGCTGTATAGTTCATTGAACCGGGGGTATATGTAGATTGCTGATAATTACCTGTAGGTGGAGTAAATGTTGAAGGTACAGTTTGTCCAGTAAATCCGCCATCCGCGTACGAATCATCCATAAGTGACATAACACCGCCACCTTTTGAAAACCCCTTCAATCCTTGTGATTGTAAATAATCCCAGTCTGTTTGACTTTGTGGGCCTATAGCATTATTTACAGCGGTTCGTAGAGCTTGGTCAGCCCCTTGCATATATTTTGTGTAAAAATTAATTTTATCTTGCCCTGACCCACCAATAAGAGCTTTTAAAGATTCTGGGGAAGTAGGTGGAGTTACGTTAGCAAATGAATATTGATAAGGGGTGTACGCGGGTTCCGTATACTGACCTGTACCCATGCCCATCATATTTTCACGTTCTGTTTGAAGAGCTTTCAAATTTTTTAATGTATCAGCACCGTAACCGCCTACGCCTGTATCACCAAACTGCGGGCCTGTATATACAGGTTTACCTGTTTTGGGGTCTACGTCCCGCCTTGCAAGAAGGCCAGACATGCGTTGTAGGAAATCTTGGACATAATCACTATAACCCCCACGAAGGCCGGATTCTCCAACAACTGTTGTTCCTGCCCCGCCTTCAAAATTAACACCTTTTGCTAAATCCGCTAATCCTTTATACCCGTTTTGCAGCATATATAAAATATCAGATGTCGGTACATTAGCAGCCTGTAAATCAGCAATACCTACATTGTTTTCGTTAAACCAATCAATTTTTTGTTTTGCAGTAAATTTATCCCATCCAGAGGGTAGTGTAATAGTTTGCCCCCCTGCGGTAACATTAGTTGTTCCTGTTTTAGTAGGTGTAGTAGATGTAGTAGGTGTAGTAGATGTAGTAGATGTAGTAGATGTAGTAGATGTAGTAGGTAACTTTACTCCTGCTAAATTAAAAAGCGCCTGCATATCGGCATTAGACTGTGGGCCTACAGCAGCATTTATATAATTAATAATTTCATCAGGTGTATAACCATAACCCACCATTTGTTTTACATACTCTGCTTTTTCTTGGGGGGTTTTTAATTCAGAAGCACGTTGAGCACCTGCCATACCAAGGAGTGCTCTTATGTCATTTGGGTCTTGTTTACCAGCGGTATTTACGATTGTTTCTTGAATTTTATCGTTGGTAAGCCCTATGCCTTCAAGAAGTTGATTATAAGCAGTAGCTTTATCTTTAGCCGAACCACCTGCGGACTCAGTGATAATTTGTGTAGCTGCTTGCTGCTTTAAATATTCCCAATCTGGAGAACTTCCTTTGGCGTAATTAGTACCAAGCGCAGAATCTACGGCAGCAGCAATTTGTGCATCGGTCATACCCTCTTGAATCCGGTCGGCGTACCAATTAATTTTGTCTCTTTCAGATCCATTAACAAGTTTTTGTAATTCAGCAACATTGATAGCCATATTTGCACCTGTATTGGTATTTGTGTCCACTAAAGAAGCAACACCAGTATTAGAAAGAGTGGGCGAAGCAGCGGGAGCTGGAGCTGGAGCTGGAGCTGGAGCTGGAGCAGGAGCTGGAGCTGGAGCTGGAGCAGGAGCGGGAGCGGGAGCGGGAGCGGGAGCGGGAGCGGGAGCAGGAGCAGGAGCAGGAGCAGGAGCAGGAGCAGGAGCAGGAGCGGGAGCATAAATATTCCGAATATCATCAAGTGAATATCCGGCGTTTGTTAAATTAGCAATAATAAATTTAGGTAGTCCTAACTCCGAAGCTAGATCTGCTATGTAGTCAGAAGGGGGCGTGGGTGTAGGAGCGGGGCTATACCCGTTTTGCAACATCCAATTAATATCAGAATCTGGTACCCCAGCGTTTCTTAACTCATCTTCGGTTGTCCCCGCCCTATTAAATGCGTTAATTTTTTGCGCTGGTGAATAAGATCCCCATTCTGCTGAATATACTTCTGAAGGAATAGGCATAACTACCTCGGCAAAAACTTATTAGGGTTAATTTGTTTACCCTGTTTGGTATTTCCGGTACGAGCGCCACGAATACGATCCATCATTTCATAAAGACGTTTAGCACCAGCGTTTGAATTACCATTACCAAGATGACTGACAACGTCGGCAGGCACCACAAATTCGCCGTCACTTAATGCAGCAGGGCGTCTATTATCAATACTTGCAGGTACTTTGTCAGCCATACCATCGGTGATACCACCTAAATAACGCCCCTGCGCCATATCTAAACTCATCACACCACCCTGAGCAGCTTTTTTAAATCCGGTTACCCCACCCGGACCTGTTACAGTTTTATACCCAGAACTTGATTTAAATGGTGTACCTTTTGCAGCTTCTCTTGCGGCTTTAGCGTCGTCATAACTTGCCTTTGCTCCTAATAATCCTGCTCCCCCCAAGAGTAAGTTTTTAAGCGTATCTTCACTGAGTCCAGTAGCGTCTGCTAATTGTTTAAGGATAGAGGCACCAGTTTTAGTAGAATCGGTAAGCTTTACACCGGCCTTTTCTGCCGCATCATCCCATTCTTTAACACCGGATTTAACATTTTCTCCGAGAAATCCTGCGCCTTCTGCACCGGTTTTAGTAGGATCGGTAAGATTTACACCGGCCTTTTTTGCCGCATCATCCCATTCTTCTACACCAGATTTAACATTTTCTCCGAGAAATCCTGCGCCTTCTGCACCGGTTCCCGTATTAGAAGATAATATACCCTGTAAAACTTTATAATCTTCAGGAAATTCTGCCTGAAAAGCACGTAAAAGCTCTGGATTATTTAATAGTTGTGAGAGAAAATCAGGGGTAATACCAATATTACCAATATCGCCAGTAAAACCAGAACCAAGGTTAGAAAAGTCTATGTTAGAAAGATTAATATTTGAAGGGTTAACAACAGAACCTAACTCATTACCATTATCACCGGAATCTTCATCTTCATCAAATGGATATCCCATCTTAACCTCCCGGCTTGCGTTTCTGCGCTGCAATCATCGGCGCAGCAAAATTTAAAAATTTCATTAAGGCAGCTTGTTGTTTAGGGTCAATTCCCATATTTTGTCCAGCTTGATTTAAACCATAATTAATAGCCGCACCTTTAGCTGCTTGACCTAAATCAAACGGGCGACCTGTTAACAGTGAAGAAATACCAGATGTAGCAATTGATTTAACAGGGGCTGCAAGTTGCCCTAAAGATTGATTTAACCCAGTCATATTTCCTAGCGTATCAACACCTGATCCAATAAGACTAGACCCTGCGCCTGACCTAAATCCTTTACCAAAACTTTGCCCTGTTAAAGTTCCTAAACCCCCCTGTAGTACTCCAGATACAAGAGCGTTAGCTCCAACGTTTGCTAATGCACTACCGCCTAAAAAACTCCCCAGTTGCCCCCCTACATTTCCTAATAAACCGCCAACACCGCCAAAAGGAAGAGAAGCAATAGAAGCAATTTTTAACGCATTAGCTACATTTTGGGCATCAGGGTGCTCACCTTTGTAATAGGATGGGTCACCTACAGGAATAAGTTTATCGCCCTTAGGGATGTAGGCTTGCGCCATGCGCTCGCGCTCAGTACCGCCCGTTTTACCGCCCATGTATATAACAACGTTTCCAGAATTAAGTTCCCCCGGAGTTAATTCATCCATGTTAACTTCAGTAGTGTTACCCTTTTCATCTTTTTTGTAGGCTTTAACAAAAGATGTTTTATGCCCTAACTGTTCACCAAACTTCTCACGAAACAAGTCACTAGCGGTTTTAGCTTGCTCTTCTTCACCAATAACATTACTTGCTTGCTCATCTGTGCCATAAATAGGCGTTGTCTTTTTACCAAAATCAGTCAGGCCCGCAAACGGATTAGCAAGCGTTTCACCAGCAGTCCAACCCGTATCAGCCTTTGCACCTTTAGGAGTTGTGCCATACTGCGTGGCTCTTTCAGACAAATATTGATCCAGCGCTCGTTGTTGCTGAAACGATTGTAGTTTCTGCAATGCAGCTTGCTGTTCAGGAGTTAGCGTTCTAGCAGAAGTAGTCACAATTACTCAATCCCAGACACAAAAGTGGCAGTCAGTATGACCGATGGTATCGCAGGTCGGGTTGGAGAAGAAGGGGCTGCGTAGTGTTCAATTCTAGCACTTGTGTTTGTTGTGCACCAGTACAGTTGCAGGTAATCGTTAGCTGTCATATCAACAATAAAGTTAAGTGCAGCAACGGTATGGTATGGGTCTCCCGGATTCTTACGGGCTGCTAAACCAAATCGGCTATTGGAGTCGGCAATGTCTGTACCGTTTTTTCTAAACCATATGTCAATATCTTGTGGGGCGTTAGTATCATTAGTTAATTGGATACTAAACTGTATATTGTAATAGCCGGGGTAGGTTACGTAAATTTGAGAACTGCTTTGAACTCCCACCCCACTTGATATCGCCGTAGAATTTAAAGTTATAGGGTATGCAGTTGTTGTTGAAACCGCAGTTTGATCCGTTGTATCGTAAAAAGATCCGCACGGATTGCTTAAAAATCTTCCTCCTTTTGGCCCCAATAAAAATTGATTTACATTGCTTAGCCTATTAAAGTAAAGGCGCAATACGTTATTGAGCTGCTCTTGATATTGCGCGCTCCATTCCTGTGGTGCATAAGGAAGATTGGGTGATGGGGGTGTATTTAAATTAATCATGCGCCAAGCCCCGTAGCTCTACCG